ATACCGCCAACAGTATCACAGTTAGAAAATGTTATTGAATCACTAACTGACATACCATGATTAACAAGAGTTACCTCAACAATATTTGAGTTATTATTAGTTCGTAAGGAATCAGGACTTAACTTTATTGTTAAGGCATCGAGTATATCTCCTGTTGCAACAGTAGAGTTTGTTACACCAGTAATTTCTATTTCTTGTCCATTGTATCGAACAGTAGTTCCAATATGTTTTGATGGTGATGATGTGTCCCAATATGCAGAACTTGTTGTTAATGTTACACCACTGCCACTTGTTGCTGATGGATCAAGAGTTACACCTGCACCCTGAAATGAATAGTATGGTTGATAGATTTCTTTATTATCTGACTTTTGATCAAACTGAAAAGACTCAACCTGAAATGTTGTTAAACCTGTTCGAACAATCTGTTGAGGTATAAATGTATTATGAGCAATGAACATAACATCACCAGCTTGTGCATATGTATATTCATGCAAATAATCATCATCAAACTTTAATGCTGCACTACTTACATCTTGTGTAATTGTTTGAATAAGAGATACAGCACCAGTTGTTGCATTAATTTGAAAAACTCTTACTTTAGCATTTTCTAAAGAAATAATATATCTTTCATCATCAGAGAATACAAAAGGCAACAATCTACATTGCTGTATTTTTGTTTCATCTATTGTTGTGTCAAACTCATAAATATATTTTAAACCAGATCTTTTAATAACACCGCCTTCAGTTCTTATAAAAAAGTTTTTTAACCTTTGAGCAGATTGATTATAAACTGGAGAATCTGTTCGAGAATATAACGAAGGACTTACTTCACCAAATGCAAAGTTTGTTAATGGTACTCGTACTTTCTGCATTATGTTCGCCTATTAGTAATAAACCGACTTGTTGAAAGTTTCCTTGTTGTTTGCTGTTGTGCGTCTAAATTTCTTGCTCTCATCATAGATGTAGCTGCTTGTTGTGTCATAAGCTGGGCAAGGCTTTGATCTCTTGCCAAACTAACAGCAAATACAGAAGCTAATTCATACTCAACAGCTATAGTAAAATATGAAGGCCAGCCTTGCTCATCTGCTCGATAGGTAAAATCTAATACCAGTTCTGAACTAGCTGCTTCATTACAAAATAGTTTATCACCATAAGTTTGATATTCTATTGGTGAGTCATTTACAGTTACAACATGTGTCATTAACCAACCACTAGGCAGTTGATAGGCTGCATCAAATCTACCTGTTGGTGCATCTGATAGCCTGTTTAAAACTGCTTGGTTAGTTGAAAAACGCCAGCGTGTATTTAAAAGCGATGCTCGAGCAACGTCTTCATACATATTCGAAGCAATCAATGCTTCATTGTTACCGTCATCAAATGATGTAATAGGTTCAGCCCCCACAAGAATAAGAGCGCGACTACATACATCTACTGCCGATTGTGCTGGTGTGCTTGAAACTGCCATTTTAAATCCTCAAAGAAAGGTGGGGCCGAAGCCCCAACCTATTAGTCACTATCAGTTGCTGTAACAGTTAAGCCATCAGTTACGTCAATAGCAGATGCCGAAACATCTTTTGCGTAAACAAGGCTAACAGCTGGTGTGCCACCTGTTGATGTAACAGCAATGATAACATCCAAAGAACGAATCATGCCGATAGCATCATTAAAGTAACCAGCAGTATTTACATCACCGATTGCGTCTGTTGTAGTGTAATGCCAAAGATTGACACCAGAACCACCAGACAAACGAGTTAGTCCACTTGCACTATAAGCCATTTTCTAACCCTCCTAGTTATTATCTAGCAGTTCGTATATGCCGTTGTCATCAATGACAACAGAACCCATTGACATCATTGATGTCGCTAGGTGCGATACTTTTTCTGCTATATAGTTTACTTCGGTTTGAACATCAGAGTTCACACCAATACCAACTGCTCTCATGTGATAAACAAAGTTTTTACCACCAGCTACAGCTGAAGTTGAAAAGATCTTAAAGCCTAAGAACTCTTTCATTGTCATGCCACCAGCAAACGGTAAGTTCTGTGGCCCAACAAAATCACTTGAAGCAAACTCTGTAATATTAAACAGATCTGCAAAACCAGCTGGGGACATAGCAATATAACGCTGTCCATCTTCTGGAATGTCTGCCGTTCCAAGTGTTTCGAAAGTAGTCAAAAGATCAGCTTTGCTAACAGCAGAACCACCAGCACCTAACTGTGTTGAGTTAGCACCAGCATCCATAGCTGTTGTAATGATCTCATCAGTTTTACGCCCCAATGCAGCAGCAGCACTCTCGGCAACAGCTTGACGCTCGTTGATGTTTGTTTTCAACTCGTCAAGTTTGTCGATGTACTCAGCAGCATAAAAGTCAGACATTGTTACTTCCACATTAGTATGTGCAAGTTCCATTGGTGTGACATTACCGTTGCGTGATTTAGTTGACGCCGATCCAGTTCCTATCTTCTGGAATCTAGCGACATTGCCCGACACATTCGTTGAACGAATGGTATTACGCAGTTTAGAACCCATGCGCTGGTATGCAAGATGCACATCGGTTTCGAACTGCTTAATAAAGGCTTGGTCTATTGTATTAGCCAATTTTAAGTCTCCTAAGTTAAGTTTACGGCATCTTGGGTGTCTGCTTTACATCCTCAACGAAGGTATCCTAATGGGCTTCTCAGTGTATCACAGGCCTTGATAATTTATCTGAAACACAATTTTGACTCGGATTGCAACGCACAAAATCAACATATCGCACATTTTTCCAATCACTAAACCCAACAGGATGGAAGCCTAACCACACTGCCCAGTTCAGCATTGACTCATATTCTTCTGCTATTTGCATAGATAAATCAGGGTATGACTGATCTAAGAATGACATTAATAACTTAGATCCTCGTGCCAATCCCTTGAAGTTTGTTGTTATGTGTTTTGTAAATAATGCAAAGAGTTGTGGTGGGTCTTCTGAAAAAAACACACCACTTGCCATCATAATGTTCCACTCTTTGTCTCTTACAATATAGACTTCAGAATCTTTTTGCAGATCGCATAAAGCTTCAAAAATAGTAGAATAACCAAGGTTTGATAACTCTCTTTCTGTTTCTGGATGTAAGATAGAATATATCTCAGGTATATGATGTTCGTAAAAAGGGGTCATATAATACGACCCACTTTGTAATATCTTTACTTCATCCATAGAGTTTCTTAAAACCTTCGTCTACTTGTTTAACAAAGTTCATATCGCGTTTTGCTGGAGACCAGTACCGCTCATCCCTCATCATTTCTTGAAGTTCTACCTCATTGAAGTTTGAAGCAATGCTGCCTTGCTCTGTTATAGCTGGATCTTTTATTGCATCCATAATAGCTTCAAGGGCAACAATACCATCAGCACTTTCACACATACGTTCTATTGCTGGCAAAGCTTCTTCTGGAAAAAATTTATTAGCAAAGAGAGATGCAGCTTCTATTCTAGCTTCAGAGTTGTCACCTAATCGTGCAGCTTCTGCTTCCATATCAGGCTCTTCCCCTATGCCATTCATATACATTTCAATACCCTTTTGAAATTCTTCATGGGTATATCCATTAGCATGACAATGATCTGCCCAGTTTTTTAGCATATCACTTTCAAGAGCTTCTTCTTCATCAATAAAATCAGGAAGTTCATACTCACCAGCAGATGCTGGCACACCCTCAGATGCTTGTTCGTTAAGTTCTTCCATTAAACGATTACGAACATCGTCTTCTTTTTCACCCAGCTTTGACTCTAAAGCCTTGTATGCTTTGCCTAAATCAGCTGGATCATTAAACTTTTCTGGCAACCATTCTGGTCGTTCAGATGTTTCTGAAGTAACACTGTCAACAGTTTTTACTTCTTCAGTCGTTTCTTCTGTAGTTTCACTTACTTGATTTTCTTCCATTGTTTTTCACCTTATGTGCATGTGCCATACGAGCTTCGATCAAACCAACTAAATATCGTTGACCTTCCATATGGCGCAGTTCTTCCGTAGTTACGTTTGGGCCATTTACCATTTCAATAGTAATTGATCTTAGATACTGCAAGACTGCTTGTCCTGTCGCAGAGCCGAATAATGAGGCTATATTCTCACTGATCTGTTGATCTTTTTCTTGTGGACGTTGTATCCCATCAACACCCACATTAATTTTTTTAGTCAAGCATTACTCCATAGGTTGTGGTGCTTGCGCCTGACTTTGCTGCATTTGCTGCATTAATGCAAGAATTTGTTCTCTTTCTTGCTCATCTCGTACTAGATTATCTGGTATTCCAAACTTCTTAGCCAAGTATGCTGCGGTTTCTTCTGTGTTAATTAATACATTAATAGCTTCTGGACCAAACGCTCCGTTTGCCAACTCAAGAAAACGTGACACCGCAGTAATATCCTGATTGGCTTGCGCTTGCGCTAATGGTGACACAGATCTAATTTTAACTTCTCTTCCATTAATTGTAGGAACTTCTAGTCTGCCTTGTTTCTTTAGAATGTGAACAACACGTTGCAATACTGGCTGCACTAACTCTACTTGCAATCTACCAAACGCAGAACCAATACGTCTTGATAAATCTGCCATACGTTCTGCAATCTCTGTTGCAGATGCTGGTGTTCGATTAGGATCGCCCAACATATCATTATATAAGGCACGTTTGATATTGTTACGCATGTCACCAAGAACAAGTTGTGCCACATCAAAACTACCAGCAGCTTGTATTGGCTGTAATCCAGCTGATCCCATAGCCTTCGGGATGATTGTTCCTGGAACGAGATTGATTGTGTCAGGGTTTATTACGCCATCATCTTCCATTTGATAGATGCCAGAGATAGCCATTTGTGCATTCTCAAGTATCATCTCAACAGTAAGGTTAGTTGTTTTAATTGCGCTTAGTGCATTAAATAGTGGCCCTCGACCATAAACTTCACCAGCGCACTTAGACCAACGAAAACAAATAAAAGGATTAGATCCTACACCAGACATCTCTCTTTGCATTAATACAGACTTAGTCGTCATACATATTGCATAATGTAAGAAAGCTTCTTCATTTGTTTTTGTGTAGTTTCTACAAACTATCTCTAACACAGTTGTTGTTTGGTCAGACTTGTTATTAATCAAAGCTTGTAGTTCAGGATTAAAGTTTCCTTTGGGATATAACATTGGCAGCTGGTCAAATCGTATTTGCTTTCTTTCTCGAAAGACATGATCAATACGATCATCAGGCCCAGTGTCTAGTATGACATGAGGTAATGGTATTGCGGAAAAACGTATAGGATTGATAGCATCGCCTTCTTCGCATACTAAGACACCAGTACCAACTGCTAAGTCCATAAAAGATTCATGAACTTCTTGTGCAAAGTTTGAGTTCTGAAGTATCTCAAACACATACTCAGTAACTTCTTCTAGCTCATTATTAACAATATCACGTTGCTCTTTTGGAGTTTCAGATCCAGCAGTAAGGTCTGCCCATCGAGCAAAGTTTGGTACAAGACCAGACTGTAATCTCGAAGCAAACTCCTGAACACCTACAACGGCAGTCTCATCAAAGATCTTATCATCTCGTCTTTGACCAGATACTTCATAGTAAAATGACTCGCGTTGCGGCAACGCATACTCATAACACTCTTCGAAAACATCAACAAAGTTTGTACGCTTTGCCTTTGCTCGTTCATA